CCGTGCAAGTATTGTGGTGGAATTGTCATAATAACATATAGAGAGACTAGGGACGAGGCTTTAAATAACTCTGACACCGAGAGAGGCTTATAAGTTGAAGAATTGGACCAACCTACACAACCATACTGTCTTCTCCATGCTAGACGGGCATGGTAGTGTAGAGGAATATCTGGAAAGAGCTAAGTCTTTGGGCATGACGGGAATAGCCACTACAGATCACGGGAACATTCATTCTTGGTTAGATTTTTATGACGCAGGAAAAGCTATAGGGGTTAAACCAATATTGGGCTCTGAATTTTATCAGGCTAGAAAAACTAGATTTGATAGAGACGAAGAAGAAAGATCTGGCCCATCAAAGAATGAATGGGAACAACGAGGTCCATACCATATTACAATTCTCGCCAAGAATAATATTGGTTATCATAATATTATCAAGATGTCATCTAGAGCTTTTACAGAAGGTTACTATGTAAAGCCAAGAGTTGATCATGATTTAATATCACAACACTCTGATGGAATAATTGTGTTGTCTGGGTGTCTGAACGGAGAAGTTTCTCAAGCCCTGCTTAGAAACGATTACAACACGGCATTAAACCATGCAGCTGCTATGCAGGATATAGTTGGAAAAGAAAACTATTTTATAGAAATACAGAACCATGGCATAGAAGAACAGCTAACTGTAATACCAGGTTTAATAAAAATTGCCAACACAATAGGCGCAAAGATAGTTCCATCTGGAGACTGTCATTATGTGCATCAACACGATGCTCATTCACATGACATAATGCTATGTGTGGCAACGAATAGCAACATACATACTCCAAATAGATTTTCTTTCTCTGGAGACAAATTTTATTTACAGTCTTACGATGAAATGTCTTCGGTCTTCTCAGAAGAATATCTAAAAAATACAATGCATGTAAATGATATGGTTGATGTCGATCTAAAGTTTGGAGATATACATTTCCCAGAGTTTCCAATACCAACAAAAGAAAAATCAGTAGATTACTTTGAGCGATTGGCTTGGGAAGGACTAAAGAAGAAGTACGGAGAGAATCTTCCTCAGAATATAATTGATCGAGCAAATCATGAAATAAAAGTAGTAAAGGAAATGGGATTCCCAGAATACTTTTTGGTTGTATCTGACTTGGTAAGATGGGCAAAAGGTAATAATATCAGAGTAGGTTGGGGTAGAGGATCTGCAGCTGGCAGTGTTTTATCTTATGCCTTTGATATTACAAATTTAGACCCAATTAGATTTGGATTGATGTTTGAAAGATTTCTTGTAGAGGGCAGAAAATCAATGCCTGATATTGACTTGGACTTTGATGACCGCTACAGAGATCAGGTAATAGAATACGCCAGAAGCAAATACGGCGAAGACAGAGTCGCCCACATATGTACTTTTAACAGAACTGGAGCTCGTCAATCTTTACGTGATGCAGCTAGAGCTCTTGGTTATGATTTTGTAGCTGGAGATAAGATTTCTAAGTTAGTTCCTCCTCCAATTTTAGGTGTCTCAAAAAGCTTAGAAGAATGTATGGTGTCTGAGGAATTTAAGAATGAATATAATTCAAGTAAAGATTCAAAGATAATTGTAGATACCGCTCTTGGCTTAGAGGGTTTAGTTAGACAGACTGGCATCCATGCTGCCGGCGTTGTTATATCAAAAGGTCCACTCGTTGATTATTTGCCAATCATGAGAAAAGGTTTAGATAACCCAATCGTAACCCAATGGGACATGGGAAGAGTAGAACAGTGTGGACTATTGAAGATTGACTTCTTGGGTCTAAGAAACCTTGGGGTAATAGATTCATGTGTTAAGTTAATAGAAAAAACAAAAGGAATATCTTTAGATATAGAAAAAATTCCTCTAGATGACAGCAAGACATTTGAAGAATTATGCAAGGGTAATTGCATCGGTGTATTCCAGTTAGAATCTGCTGGAATGAGACAGTTAATGATACAGCTTCAACCACAAAACATAGAAGATATAATGGCCTTGATATCCTTGTATAGACCTGGCCCTATGGGATCTGGAATGGACAAGCTTTACATAGATAGAAAACATGGTAGATCTAAAATTTCATATGATCATCCAAAATTAGAAAATGTTCTCGGACCATCTCTTGGCATTATGTTGTATCAGGAAGATGTTCTTGGTGTAGCTAGAGAATTAGCTGGCTTTAGTTCAGCTGAAGCTGACGATTTACGCAAGGTTATCGGCAAGAAGTTAATGGACAAGATAGCTTTGTTTAGGAAGAAATTTGTTGACGGATGTGTATCTACATCTGGAATAACAGAAGAAAAAGCCAACAAGATATATTCGGATATTGAATACTTCGGCGGGTATGGATTTAATAGAGCACATGCTGCAAGTTATGCAATGATCTCATATACGACTGCATATCTAAAATCAAATTATACAGTTGAGTATATGGCAGCTCTTATGAGTTCGGTAGTTGGAAACAAAGATAAACAAGCCCTATATCTTTCAGACTGTAGAAAGCTTAATATTGATGTTCTTCCGCCTTCAATAAATAAGTCTGGAATTGATTTTGAAGTAGTAGACGATTCTTCAATTGTTTTTGGTTTATCAGCTATTGACGGTATAGGCATGACCATCGCAGAGAGCATAGTTGAGGCAAGAGATTTAAATAATCCATATACTAACATATATGACTTCTTTAGAAGATGTGATCCCGTTACACTAAAGAAGTCAACCCTAGAGCATCTAGCTGCAGCAGGTGCTTTGGATGAATTAATTGTAGATAATGACTTAGAAATAAGCAGAAGAATAGAATTAGAAATTCTAGAAAAAGAAAAATCTGAACTTGGAATGTATGTTACAAACCACCCAGTCATGGGAATATGGGATGTAATCAGCAATCAAATTACAAGTGAAATTATTGATCTTAGCTCTTATGATTCTGGTACGCCAGTTAAAATTGGTGGGATAATTAACTCTGTTAAAAAGATGACCACCAAAAAGGGTGATAAGATGTTCAAGTTAGATTTTGAAGACATATCATCAAACATAGAAGTAATTATTTTCCCAAGAGCAGCAAAAGAAATACCTAATGATTATTTTAATGTTGGAGATATTTTAATTATCAGCGGAAATCTCAATAAAGAAAATGATGAAGAAAATTCTATTACAAAAATATTTTATAATTCATCAGAAAAAATTGATCAGAAGATTTTTACTGGTGGAAAACCAATAATATTTATACCCAAAAATAGCGTAAGCAAAGTGACACTAGATAGCATCTATGATATAATATCTAACAATAAAGGTAATAGACCTGTATTTCTAGAGATGTCTGACAGTAAGCATAAATTTGTGTATAAATTTGATACATTAGCATCAACAAAAATAGTACCAATAGTAGAAAAGATATTAGAATTGGAGATTCAACAATGACGCTTCCTGGAACCTATCAAAATCCTGCAACAAAACCATGCTGGGTATTCTGCTCATCATGCAATAGGTGTCAAGATAAGGGAAGATATACAAAGTGCAACAGCTGCAGTGGTCGATATGATCCAGCTGGAAAAATAGATGTTCACAATGAAGATTACTGCGACTGCAAGAATGGTGTTCTTAGATGGAGAACCCAAGAGGGCAAGTTGTTGATGACAAGATTCAAATCTAATCCATTTAAGGGAACCGTTAGATATGAAAAGAAGTCAGAAGACGAGAGAGATTGGGACTCATACGTAAATGATATGAGAGAAAAAATGGACGACCCAAACTTTAATCCAATCACAATAGAAGAGGAATAAAATGTCTAATAAAATAGAAGTCGGCAGAATGCTACTGGGAAACATCCAGTTAATTGAATATGAATACGATGATCAAAGCGACGCAACATATTTTATTCAATCTGGAGTAGTTGGTTTTCATGCAACAAAAGAAGAGCTAAATGAAATATACGGTTTATTGAATTACTATTTCAATATGGATTCAATAAACAATACGGTTATTTCGGTTCAATAGGAGAAGACTATGTCTTGGCCATATATAGAAGATGATTTTATGGAAATAGGAAATTCTGGCTGGGTTGCAGTTGGAGAAAAATTATACAAAAATATGATTAACAATCATACAATAGACGAGAATGGCGTAGAGTATGACGCCCAAGGTGTTGTTGTATACGATCCACGTGAAGATATAAATGACGATAGCAATTAAAAAAATAGAAGATCTAGATCCGCTACAAAGGTTATCTTTAACTGAGTTCTCTTACTCAAGAATAGATACCTATAAACAGTGTGCAGCTAAGTATTTTTATTCTTATATTCTAAAAGAACCAAGACTATTTGGTGAAGCGGCAACGCTTCGGAAATATAGTTCACACCGTCCTAGAAAATGTCATAACAAATGATTCTCCTTTAGATTATTCTGAAATAGAAACTGAATATCAAAAAAGTAAAGAGTCATATGATCCAGACCAAAAAATATCTGAAGAATTAATTTCAGTTGGTAAAGAAATACTTGATGAATTTTATGACCAAAATATAAATACAGAATTCAACGTTTATGATAAAGAATATGGATTTAAATTTGTATTAGGAAATCATCTAATAGTTGGCTTCATAGATAGAATAGACCTTGTAGGCGATGAAGTAAGAATTATAGACTATAAAACTGGAAAATGGGAAGTGTCGCAAAAGAGCATCCCAAATAATCTCCAGCTTGGAATTTATGCCATAGCGGCATCAGAATTATTTCCAGATAAGACAATAACAGCTGAACTTTACTATTTAAGATCAGGCAAGCACAAGGGTCATACGTATACAAAAGAAGACCTTGAAAGATTAAAACAGGATGTCATTGATGCAATTAATGAGATTATTAATGACAATTCCTTTGCTGCCACCGCAAACTCTAGAGCCTGTAGCTACTGCGACCATGCAAAAAGTGGTGCATGCGGGACCGGTGTTTTTAGAAATAAAAAGGCAGCAGGGGCATAAAAAAACCCCCGCATTTCTGCGGGGGAATTTTTACTATTCTATTAATTAGAAGCTAGAATCTGATTCAAAAACCAGGTCATTAGCCTCAAGGCCCTCAAACTGGGTAACCAGCTTGGTTGCTGTGGTGTTGTCGTAACCAGCCTCCTGGAGGCTATCGATTACATTGTGGTTAATTGCTTGTTTGATGCTGTTGAACAGCTCTGTTTTTGTTGTCATGGTTTCCATTGTATCTTCTCATACTTTCCGCCGCAACCCTTGCGGCATGTTTTTTGTATTTTTATCTTTTATAAAGTATAATGTTTTTTAAGACTTATATTATGCTATCAACAAGATAGAGGTTACTACATGAAAACTGAGATTGTCAATTCGAAGACATTTTTTTCTACAAGATCTTCAAAAAAATCTCCAAACTTTTCGCCATCAAAAGCAGGTAAGCTACTAGAAGTAGAACAAGATGGCAAGAAGGCCGGCAGCAGGGGCAATGCCTACAAGCATACAAAGACTGGGTTTAGAACAGACATACAGCTTAATGTAAGGTCTAATTGGGAAGCAAACTTTGTAAGAGTTCTTAATGGGTATGATATTAAGTTTGAGTTTGAACCAACAGTATTTGCTTTTCCTATTAAAAGAGGAACAAAAGGTTATACTCCAGATTTTTTTATTAATAAAACTGGAGAGTGGGTTGAGATAAAAGGATACCTAGATACAAAAAGCAAAGTTAAATTAAAAAGATTCAAAAGGTATTACCCAAAAGAATTTGAAAAACTAATCTGCATCATTAGTAAGTATTCAAAAGATGCACGTGAATTTATGGAAGAATTAGAGGTTCCAGTAGTGATATATTATGAAGATATAAGAACAGAGTATAGTTCCTTGGTTTTAAATTGGGAAGGCAAATAATTAATGGGAACTTACAAAGAGCAATATTATAATTTAGCAGAGTCTGAAATGCAGGATCTGATAGCAAAAGCAAAAAAAGAAGATCCAAGAGCACAAGAAGAATTATTAAAAGTATTCAATAACTTTTTAACAAAGTATGTTTCACTTCTATATCATGGAAGATATAATCTTGATGACTATGATATTAGAAGATTCATAAGTCTTTTCGTTAAGAATTCTTTTGTTAGGTTTGCACTAATGAAAAATAAATTAAATAAACCAAACTATAAGCACGTGCAAGAGGTGATGAGTCGGAATACAATATATGGCCAAGAGATATGGCGATGAAGAGGATATCAGGCAGACAATAAACATGACCTTCTTTCAATGCATAAGAAGATATGAGAGAAAAGATTCAGCTAAGGGACCAATACCCTTTAGTGGTTTCTTGTATAGCTATTTTTTCTACCTTTTAAAGAAAAATGTAGATACATTCTTAATAGATCAACTAGGAAGAAAGACTTTTCCATTAATTACTGACGACTCATATGGAGATGAAGAAGAAGAGCAACAACCAGGATTCAGGCCAGAACCAATTGAATATACATTAGAGCAGTTTATAGCTACAGATGAATTAAATGAGATGTGGGTTCTTGGAGAAAAAAATATTCCACCATTCGATCAACTTACCGTTCAGGAGAGACAGCTGATAAAATGGAGATTCGTAGATGGAAAGAAATCAAGTGAGATTTCTCAGAAGATAAACGAACACCCAAACACAGTAAGAGAACACCTTTCTAAGATAAAAGAAAAAGTAACTCAACTTATAATAGAACATGACATGCAAGAACTAATAAAAGAGTTGAAACTAAAAAAGGAAGATAAATGAACCTTCAGAATATAGAGAAGCTACAGCAGCTTCTTTCTGATTTTTTAAACCCACAAATTCAAGAAGTTATAAATTCTTATGTTGATAAAGGTAAGGATAATTTATACTTTATAGAAATACCAGAGGCTGATGTTGTTGATCTTGGTCTAGATAAGTTAGCCTCACTAGTTGCTAGAACTTCTAATGTTTATGGAAGAGCAGCAAGATTTGCTGGCATGGCTAGAGCAAATTATAAATTAATAGAAGGAAAGTATAAGAAGGTATACAAGTCTTCTAGGGTTGGCAAAAATGAGGCAGAAAGAGAAGCAGCCGCCATGGAAGCGGCTGAGTCTGAATATTCCGCCCTTGTTACCTGTGAAGCAATTGTAAACCTTGCTGAGTCCCTGGAGAGCTCCGCTAGAATTGCATCAGAGTCTGCAAGAAAGTTAATGGACAAAGTTCAATCAATGCAGATCGCCTCAAGCAGAGAGTCTAAAGGTTATTATTTAGATGAAGATTTTAAAACATACTAAA